CAATAACAAAAAAGAATACACCGGAAATATTTTCTGACTTTCGAAGAGTGACATCTCCGGGTTCTTTCCACCCCCCACTATTTGGTGTTCTCCAAAACGTACCATCAGGAGCACTGTAAAGACTATCAAAAAGCCGTGCAACTGCACGTTCAAATGCACTGCCTTTTCGTTTACCGCCGCCTTTTTTCATAAATATCCTTTTATGAAAAACAGGTCGATCAAATATCACGAAGGAAAGGAGTAGGTTCGCAACACTTAGATCGACCTGCTTCTCTGTTCGTTATTCAGGAAAATTCTCAAGATCCGGATTATCGCCTTGTGCCTCTATAGGCTCTACTTGACCTTCCTTAACAACAGCAGTAGCAGCCGGACGAACAACTGTTGTTTTTCCAGAAGAAGGCCTTGCTTGAGGTTTTGCAGGAGCTGGCCTTACTGTTGCCGGAGCAGAACCAGCAGGTTTTGCTGTAGGAACAGTTGCACGAGTCATCGTTCTAGATTTCTCGTACTCATCGAGACTCAAGAATGTCTCAAATTTATTGGTAGCATCCCCATTCTTATTCTCCTTCACAATAACTTTACCGACAAACTCTTTCCCGATAAAATCATCGGTATCGAGTTCAGCCTCGCTCTCTTCAATTTCAGCAAGACCCAATGCCCGAAAGAACTTATATGCACCGCTTTTCGGTCCATAGTTTATCGGGGTACCAAACGAGATCACCTTTCCGGTGTAATCTCCTTCAGTAGTAACTTCCAACGACCAGGAATAAAACTCTTCTCCGTTGTCCTTGTTCTGCCTCACGTTGCAGTCCTTGACAAGAAAAAAGTATACTCCGTCAGGAAGTGGTTCAAATCTGGTAAAACGCATACGTGCCATTGTTATTTCTCCTTAGTGTAGTAGTAGTGTTGTTTGGTTAAAAATGAGTTGTCTTAATAAACGATGGTATTTAACAATACATTTCCATGATGTTGTTTCGTTGTATGTATGATAATTTATGATGGGCAGCCCAAGACACCCGCCCCGAGCTTTCTCTTCCTTTTTATTGGCAAGTCCAAGATCTGTTGCAAGCCCTTTTGAAGACTGAAAAATAGAAATTCCACAGTCCTTTGCAATTCTCTGAAGAGACTGAACCACCGGCCTACGAAACTTTCCAAATCCATCTTTTTTTGGTATCAAAATATGCCCATGTTTCAAATGATACTGCGTCTTAACAGGAACAACATCAAGACAAATAGGAATATAGTCAGGAAGAAGCCCCCTAAGAACATAATTGACTTGCCCATACGATTCCTGTTCTTCCTCTCGTGTCGTAAACAAAACATCAAACGGAAATACTTTCGACTCAACCAGCTCCCGTAATATAGCAATTATAAGTGTATTGTCAAGCTGTCCTTTCACAAAATCATTTGAAGTTGATAAAATAGGCTGTTTTTTCAGGGGAATACGGTCAGTATGGACAATAAATAAGATCCGGGTCTCGTTTCTACTATAATGATCAGCAAGAAGAAAATAAGGAAAATCATTCTTCACCATTTTGAACCATGAAAAGTATGATGAAAAATCCTCTTCAAGAAATTCAAGGAAGTTATGCTCTCTGCCAGGAAGTGAGCTTATCTGAGAGTACTTAGTAAGTTTATGAAATATGAAATTGGTATCCATTATTGCTCTCTTGTTGCGGATACTGTATAATCAAGTCCAATAAGAGTTTCAATGACCTTCTGCTGTCTCGATAAATTGGTATTAAGCTTATCGAGATCATCCCGTTTTTCTTTTGCAATAATAACAAGCCCCTCCAAATGAGACTTGACATTTTCAATGTAGTCCCGCAGATCCACCAATCCTTTAACCTCTTCCTGGACACTAGCCTCCTGCAGCTCTTTGTTACGAAGACTCTTAATATCAGCACGAGTATGGAGCAGTGTGTTCTTTGCTTTCCGATAAAGAACGTTCACCCTTGCATAGAATCTTTCCCACTTTGACTTCTCTTTGTATACCTCAATCAAAATAGATGACACCCGACTCAGGTATGTTTGCACATCGCTATACATTTCATTCATCTCTGTAACAGCTTCTTCCGGATGCCTATCAAGCTTCATATTGATTATAGAAATCTCATACATTTCATCATCAAACGAATAGTCCGATTTACCAACTTCCTCAACCAATTGAGTAAGCTCTTCTATACACTCTTCCAACGGATGTTGAATAATAATGTCCATTTGTTCACTCCGATTTTATTCACTCGTTGTTGCAATCAGCTCAGCGCTAATAGGATGCCGGTAGCTGTAATACCACCCACGCTTCTTTCCTAATCGCTGACTTACATTCTTTGCTTTTTGCAATGCTTGTTGCATTGATGCGGCAGCAACCTCAACAACTCTCGTTTCATTTACAAGATCACATGAAACAGACGATAATTTTACAGACCACATTTTAATCATGGTTTGATCTCCTTTACTTTTTTCTTGATTTCATCAAACAGCTTCTTATCCTTAGTAACAAGTTCCACAACAGCATCTCTTCCCTGCCCAAGCCGATCTGTACCATACGCATACCAGGAGCCTGACTTGGTAATAACGTCTTTTCCTACCGCAAAGTCAACAAGATCTGAATAGACAGAAATTCCTTTTCCAAAAATGATATCCACTTCTGTCTGACGAAATGGTGGGGCTATTTTATTCTTCACTACTTTGATTCGAACCCTGTTTCCTGTTACATTCCCAGCTTCTTTCAACTGTTGAATACGACGCACATCAAGACGAACAGAAGCATAAAACTTCAAAGCATTTCCACCTGTTGTAGTCTCAGGATTCCCAAACATTACTCCAATCTTCTGTCTCAACTGATTGATAAAAACAAGAGTCGTCCTCGTTTTTGATACAATCGAAGTAAGTTTTCGTAGGCCCTGAGACATTAATCGTGCCTGAGCCCCCATGGTTGGATCTCCCATCTCTCCTTCGATTTCAGCCCGAGGAGTAAGTGCAGCTACAGAATCAATTCCTATAAGATCTACGGCCCCGCTCTGAATCAAAGACTCTGTTATTTCCAATGCTTGCTCTCCATATTCAGGCTGAGAAAAAAGAAGATTCTCCACATCTACGCCAATATTCTTTGCAAGATTCAAATCAAGGGCATGTTCTGCATCGATAAAAGCAGCAGTTCCACCGGCCTTTTGTGTTTCAGCAATGACATGAAGAAGAAGAGTTGTTTTCCCTCCAGCTTCCGGACCAAAAACTTCTACCACACGACCACGAGGAAAACCTCCTACCCCTAAGGCCTCATCCAATGAAAGGCATCCGGTACTAATTACATCCACCTTTGGAATGTCTTTCTGTCCTAATGACATGATAGACCCTTTTCCAAATCTTTTCGTAATATCTGTTATTGCCACATCTAAAGCTTTTCGTCGTTCGCTCTTATCACTCATGGTGTATCCTTTCAAAAACCTCTATTAATGAAGATGGACCAAATTTCTTGATGAACTCATCTACATCTTTTGCCCCATCAACCTGAAAATATTGAAAATCCAGCCCCACTGTCTCACACAATTTCTCTACTTTCGCTGCCGACTCCTGTCCGGCATGGTCATTGTCAAAACAACATACAAGATTATTAGTAAAATGCTTAATCATGTAAATATGCTCAAGACGAGTTGCAACCCCGCACGGGGCCACCACATTTGTAATACCTATCTTATGTAATGCAATCACATCCATCGCACCCTCAACAAGCACTACAAACCCTTCCTTTTCAATGCTCTCAGAAGCCTGAAACAATCCATAAAGACTCAATGATTTCTTAAAGACAGATGTTGACGGACCATTAATGTACTTCGGTTTCTCATCTCGAATCGTTCGTCCACTAAATGAAATCACACTACCTTGTAAATCAAAAATAGGAAACACCAGTCTCCCAACAAACCTATCCCGTCCAAAATCCCCACCCGAAAGGATACCCCCTATGCATAAAGCATCATGAGTAATATTCAATACTTCAGCCATCCTCATCGTGGACTCGCTGCTTCGTGAAAACCCTATCATAAACCTCTCATAAGTGTCCTTATCAATATTACGATCCTGTGAATACTTCAAAGCACGATCATCGTTCAAAAGATTCTCATGATAATATTGAGCCATCGTTGTCAACGCACTTTTGATAACCTGTTGATCCTGTAAAATAGTTTCTAACATGGTTCCCCTTGATACCGTTGAACAGCATAGTTCTCAGTCAGAATTTTAAAGACAAGAGCATCTACTTCTTCATGATTAGGTTCCTCCGGAAGTACCGAAGAACGATATGCTTCTTCCATTTTCTTGAACAACCCATTTGCAACGTCCTTTACCTTAGTCAAAGACCACTGACCTAACTTGATCTGTTTCAACTCATTTGCATCTGGTCTTTTTACCAACAACTTGCCTGTGTTCAAAAATTCAATACCCTGCCTAAGAAGCCTTATAAGATGTTGAGCATTTTTGCAGTCAAAACCAAATTTCTCAACCAACTGCTTCCTCTTCTGCCCCATATACCCATTGAATGCCATATTTTCCATTCTATGAAGTTGACTATAAGCATACCCACAAAATGACTTATAGACCCTCTTACTGGCAAACAAAGATCTATTCTCAATCAGTAACTTACCTGCAGCTGTCTTTTTCAAATAGTGGTCATCATCAGTCCACAACACCTGCATAACATTTGGATTACTCTTCAGAAGAAGACGAACAAATTTCCGGAAGTCATAAATAAGCACATCCCAATACTCATGCTGCCGTTCAAACTGCTCAAATGATGTAAGACCAAACATGTATTTGCCAGTAGGAATAGCCACTCCAATAACATCCTTATCATCAATGCTACCAGGATTACTATTGGGTACAAACGTTCCATGAGCAATACTTCCCCTGTAACAAAGCAAAATGCTCTGTCTCCACATATCAAACTGTGGCGCTTGATATAGTATGTCGTTCAAAAGTCTCATTTGTATTATCCGGTTCCTGTGTCTTCAAAAAGGGTTCAATAAGATTACTAACACTAATATAGTTTGGAAGAATATTCTGGTGAAAGAGATTTCATTTATCCTCCAATCAAAAATCACCATCCGCTACTTGAAAAACAGTCAACCCCATACTTCTCCAAAACTCAACTACCTGGTTTCGATCATCAAACACAGCTATGACATTGTACTTGCCACGAATATGATTGTCAAAAATCTCTTTCTTTACAATAACATCCTTTCTCATATCTCCCTGAGCTCTCATAAACAACTGATCCGGATGAATATCATTTTTCTCAAGCCAATCTCGAGTTTCCTCCTCACAAACACTATCTCTACCAGAAACAATAAGAAGATGACATTCAGAAAAGGAATCAACAAAATTACTTACAACAACATCAACATTCTTATTCAGCTTATCATATATACATTCCTTCCAATCAAACGGACCACGACCATTCATCAAAGCAAGTGTTCCATCCAGATCACAAATCACGGCTAAAGGAAGATTATCATCTTGAACAATAGGTTCAACAGGCTTCATCAAAAATTGATTATACATCTTCCGGATTACCTTCTCACCAACGTAGTTTGGTCTGTTTCTATCACGAGCAAGACATATATCAACATCAACATGTGTAAAATCCACTACCTCAAGCTCAGCCTTTCCTTTGATAAGCTCTCGAATAGCATCCTCATGTTTCGGATGAAGATTCGTATCATCTACAATAATATGATGACCATTGTCAAGAGCAGCCAGGATAAGCATGTCCCTAGCCCTCAACACAAACTTCTCGTTGTTACCAGACCACTTCCCATTGTCCAACATAGCACGAAGATCATCCTTGTTAATACGCTTGATTGTCATTTCCGGATGATTTTGTTGGAACTCTTTTGCCCACGTACTTTTACCACAAGCGGGTAATCCTTTTGTAAAATAGACTGTCAACATTATTGCCCCACACATTGATGAAATAGTTTTCGATAGTTATCCTTCGTCAAACTTCTACCACTAAGAAGCGTAAACACAAAGCTGGACCTGTTTGTCTTTCCATATGAGCTCAGAATTTTCTCCGCAGCATCTTTACGAGGAACAGTCCTTAAAGGCTCAATGAACCTGGCCATGTGAGAAACAATAGCATCTACCTCTTTCTTCGCATCAAGAATCTTACTAACAAACGGTATCGAAGCTTTCATACACTCGTGATCGAACGTATTACTAATAAGCTCAAGAAACTTATCATATATAGGCATGTCGTACTCAAGATACAAATCAATCATACTATCCACATTCAGGTTATTCTTGAACGCATGTAACGAAAGGTACTCAACACCCTTTACTTTCTTAATATGCTGATCATGGTCATAGTAAATACAGATGCCTTCTTTACCACGTAAAGATTCAATAGTTTTCAACATCTCCTCAACAGAAGAAAACTGGAACGTCTCAGGTCGCTTAACCTTCAAAACCTTCGCAAGCCGATCAAGTTCTCTCTGAGTCATGAGAGAATAGTCGTGATGTAAAATAGCTCCTACAAGAAAGATATCAGGCTCATCACCCATATCAATCACGATCTTGTTAGAAGGGGAGTACCATTCATAGATAAGAGAATAGTTGCTACTACCATCCTCAGTTCCACCAAATGTTCTAAACGCCTGGGGATATTTCGATTTCAAATATTCAATTTCATATCCGTTGTCGAACTGAGTAGCATCAACAGTACCTCGAGTCCTGGTAATCAATCGATGTTTGTAATGAGAAACAATAAGAGCAGACCCATCTATCTTCTCAATGATATGAGAATGAGAAAGGTCTTCAGGTTGGGGAATGAGATTACTCTTCTCATCCCAATTGAAGAACTTGGGGAAGGAAAGAGAAACAGGAAGTCCGTCCTTGTTCCAAATTGAAGAACGAAACTTCAATGTGCTTAAAGTCCACGACACAGAAAAAGATTTTGGAGTAACAAGATAGCACCTCTCTCCGGCTATCTCGACTTCCTTCACATTGAAATATTCTTCAGAAATTGATTTAATATCAATCATCATAACATCCCTACTCCATTCATCATAATTCAATATACTAATTTTTTACCTTAATGTCAAGCCCTCGGGACGAATTTTTTTCATTTCATACTTATCAAAGATCTCATCCGCAGACTCATATGGATTTGTATCAACTACTCCCTTCAAATCAACACTCGAATGCGTCAATGAAATAAGGCGCTTGCTGATAAAAAGCTGCTGAACAGTCTCTTTCAATGAAGACTTCACCTTATCAGATGCAGTTATCATATCAATAGACTGTATCCAATTTCGAATGGGTCCATTTTCTACAAGAATCTTTGTCGCAGTCTTCTCACCTATACCAGAAACACCGGGGATATTGTCTGTATCGTCACCAAGGAGTGTAAGGTAGTCTGCGAGAAGTTCCGGATAGACACCAAATTTCTCAAAGACTTTCTCCCTATCTAATAATACATCTTGTGATTTACCTCCCGATTTGGGGTTCAAAACAAATACTCTATCTGATACCAATTGACACATATCTTTATCACCTGACAATATTATCACATCACCCGAAGAATCGTCCAAAAATCTGTTAGAAATAGTAGCAATAACATCATCTGCTTCATACTCCGGACTATAACATTGCTCTATCATCATCAAATATAACGCATATTTGATATCTTCAACCTGGTTCACAAAATCCATCGGTTTTGTAGTTCTGTTTAACTTATATGATGGATATATCTTACGCCTCTTCAGGTTAACCGTTTTATCACCCCAACACACCACCAGATCCTTAGGTCCATACTCCTCAATTTTCTTCTTCAGAATAGAAAAAAATCCATAGAAGCATCCACTTAAAGTGCCACGAGAGGTCATAAGTTCATGTCCGGGAACCGTATGAACATAGTATGCTCTATATGCAGCATGTTCTGCATCGACAAGCATAAGATCAATATTACGAACCTTCATTCTCATTTCTAATTATACCTATTTATTCCCGATTCTAAGTATAAATTGATATAAATCTTGAGCATCTTAGTATGCAGCCGGTTGACTGTTTACCATTTTCTCAAACTCTTTCTTTTCCTCTTCGGACTCCGCAACAACTCCCTCCGTAGTAAGAAGCAATCCGGCAATACTTGAAGCATTCTCCAAAGCACTTCGAACCACTTTCGTAGGATCCACAATCCCCTGCTCAAACATCGATCCATAAGAGTCAGTTAAAGCGTTGTATCCAAAATCGTCCTTTCCTTCCATAACCTTGTTTAGAACAACTTTCCCAGATAGCCCAGCATTCTCTACGATTGTTATTAAAGGCTCCTCCAGAGCCTTCCAGATGATATCTAGACCCATTTTTTGGTCATTATTACCTAACTCGAGAGACTTAAGTGCTTCTCGAGCTCTTATGTAAGCAACCCCACCTCCCGGAACAACGCCTTCTTGTACAGCAGCCCTTGTAGCATGAAGAGCATCCTCGATTCTGGCCTTCTTCTCAGTAAGCTCCACTTCTGTAGCAGCTCCTGGACGGAGAATAGCCACTCCACCAGTCAACTTTGCCAAACGTTCCTGAAGCTTTTCACGATCATAATCTGAAGTCACCTTCTCAATTTGATTCCGAATCAATGCAATTCTTTCGGCAACAACCTCCTTTTTTCCTTGCCCTCCAATAATCGAAGTCACTTCCTTTGAGATAATAACCTTCTCCACCTTACCAAGAGAAGAAAGCGCCGTGTTTTTTAACATTCCTCCTGTTTCGTAGCTTATCACTTCTCCACCAGTAATCGCAGCGATATCACCAAGCATATCCTTTCTGCGATCTCCAAATCCAGGAGCCTTTACAGCACAACATTTCACACGCCCCTGCATTTTGTTGACTACCAATGTTCGAAGTGCATCACCATCTATATCATCGGCAACAATCAAAATCGATACATTTTCAGCAACAACAGCATTAAGGATGTCAAGGAGATCATTTATGTTAGAGATTTTTCCGTCATAGACAAGAACATAAGCATCCTCGAGCTCGGCCTCCATACGATCAACTCTCGTAATGAAATAATGAGACAAGTATCCCCGGTCAAACTGCATCCCCTCCACTACTTCGAGACTCGTTTCAATTCCTTTGGCATCCTCAACAGTAATCACACCCTCTTTTCCTACCTTCTCCATTGCATCAGCTATCAGATTACCTATTGCAGGATCATTATTGGCCGAAATAGTACCTACCTGAATAATCTCTTCCTTTGAATCTATTGTCCTGGTTACTTTTCTTAGAGCATCAACCACACAGACAGTAGCAGCATCAATCCCACGTTTCAAGTCCATAGGATTTGCACCACCAACCACACCCTTCAAACCGTTCTGAACAATACTTTGTGCCAGTACAGTCGCTGTTGTTGTACCGTCTCCAGCAACTTCGGCAGTCTTAGATGCGACTTGCTTCAAAAGTTGCGCGCCAATGTTTGGAACAATATCTCTCAAAAAGATCTCTTTCGCAACTGTAACACCATCCTTGGTAATCAAAGGCCCCCCATACTTCCTATCAAGAACTACGTTACGACCCTTCGGACCCAGTGTTACCTTAACCATCTTTGCAAGAGCATCAACACCTTCTTTCAACTTGTTTCGTGCATCGATATCATACAACAAAATTCTCGATTCCATAAATTATCCTCTTTTAGTATTAGAAAAATCATACACCAAAAATATCACTCTGACATTTTTGACAGAGACCAGAAATTGTAAACTCTTTTACAGAAAAAACATCACTAAATTCATCTAGTTTCACAACCCGATGACAAAATGGACATTTACGATCTTTTAAATCATCAATAATACTTTGAGAAATAACACCTTTTGATACCAATTGTTCTAAAATGTCCATGTTCATATGTTTAACTCCTTTCGTACTCGAGCAAATTCTTCTATCCATAGTTTTGATGTATCCACCTCTATCAGTGACCCCCACCGCTTTCCAATCTTAATCTCCACGCCTAATGGAACATGGAGTTCTGGAAGAGGTCTAATAAACTCAGTATCAATATACTTCACAAAGCTCTCCAAAGCCTTTCCTGCAACATTGTAGATCATCGAATCATAGACAGTCAAAACTAGCCTAGCATCAATGGATTTCTCCTTAATGTAATCATAAATTCTAAGACCTGCAAGCATAACAACATCTGATGCTGATCCTTGTATAGGGGAGTTTATAGCTTGACGCTCTGCTTCAGAACGTATCTTAAAACTTGTAGCTCGAATATCAAGAGGTCTTCGCTTTCGACCAAAAACACCACGAACAAATTTATCTCCACGACACCGGGCCTTTAATCGACTCAGATACCGTTCTGCTATTTTGTACCGTTTGAAAAGTTCTCCCCGAACACGGGTAGCCTCTTTCTGTGAAATGTCCAGAGACGCAGCCATTGCTTTAGGACCACGATCGTACATAGGACCAAATACAACCTCTGTTTTAGCCAACTGACGCTGATCCTTTGTAACATCTTTAACCAACTCAGCAAACATCTCTGGTGTAATATCACCTCTTGGAGGAAGTGATCGTTTGTAAAATGCAATACCGGCCATAACCTTGTGAATATCCAATCCCAAAGTAATATCACGAATCATTCGTTCATCCTGACTCATACTAGCCCACATACGAAACTCCATGGCCTTACCATCACACTCCACAAGCCAATCGCCCGACTTATCAGATGTATAAATATCCTTGATGTCAGCGCTTGTTGCTGTCCTGGGTATGTTATTGAGATTCGGATTCCGAGAAGAAGGTCTACCTGTCACGGTTCCAGAAACAAGATACTGAGTATGAAGTCTACCATCAATCCCAAGTCGTTCCTTTACCCCATCAAGAAAAGTGCTCTTCAATTTCAAAAATTTTCGTTGAGAAGAAAGGTAAGCACAAAACTTGTTTTTCCGTGAGTAGACTTCCAAAACACTGGCGTCAATGCTGGGATTTTTATCCTCCTCTCTTACCTTCTTTTTTCTTTTTGTATACTTAACAACCTTCAACTTCATATGATCAATCAAAAGCTCACGAAGCTGAAGGGGGGAGTCCGGATTAAACTTAAAAATCCTATCCTTCTCCTTTTTTGAAAGAAAATATTCATCAAAACTTGAGTAGCGACTTTTCAGATTCTTCGAAGCTTCATACTTTACTTTCCATTTTTCTCTTAGTTGGTCGCTCTTGAAAACAATATAACGCTGAACCTCAGGTGCCGCAAGTACCTTTTGACCATACTCTTCAATCTGTTTACTGAATTTAACAATAGCCTCTTCCACATGTTGAACATCAACAGTCACACCAATATACTCCGTCTCCAAAAGCATGCGCTGCTCGGGCATTGTTATGTTAAATAAAGTAAAATCAAGCCCTTCTTCATAGATCTTTGGAAGCATCATATTGTAGCACCGAAAGGTAACATCCGCATCAGACAAAGCATATTCATGTATCATATCAATAGGAATATCGGCATAAGATTTACCACTCCCTTTAACAATAATTCCATTCTTTTTCACGTATTGCATCAACTCGATATCATATCCTCCTTTATCAGTAAATTCCCATGTTAATGCTTCCAGTCCATGGGATTTGTTCTCATCAAGTAGATGATGCATATGAAGGGTATCTGCATAGAAATTATTCAACACTATTCCATACTTACGTATAGATTTAATATCAAATGCTCCATTCTGAAGAATCTTCTTACTGTTATTCTCCAGGACAGTCTTGAGATTACTCCATACATAATCCCTATTCTCCTTACAAAAATCTAATCGAGTATCCACAAGAACAGCAGTACACTCTTTCCACGAGAATGTAAGAATGAATACTTCACTAGTAAGAAAATCTAAGCCCGTCGTTTCGACATCAAACGCCCACAACTCCTGCTCAGAAAGATTCTCAATAAGCCAATCAAACTGCTTTTTCGTTTTTACAACATAATATTTAGTAGGCTTCTTTTTCTGGGCAGCTTCTCCTTTCAAAAATTGAGAGACCTTCAACATGTCCTGATTCATATCAATACGACGAGCAGGTTCATAAAGAGCATAAGCAGGATGATATGTGGGAACAATTTTACAGCCATACTCCTCGCTGACATAAAAATTACCGTGGATTGACTTCAGAGTTCCTTGACCTGGCAGCAGAAGAGAAACTGGAACAGCTCCAAGAAGAACAATAAGCTCAGGTTTCAAAGATCTAATCTCCGCATCTAGAAACTCAAAACAAGCAGTCATTTCTTTTTTTACAGGATTTCTATTATCAGGAGGTCTACATGCAACAGTATTTGCTACCCCACAAGAAAAACGATCGATACCGGCATAATAAAGAGTATCATCCAATTTCTTGCCAGCTTCTCCTTGAAAAGGCTCCCCTGTCAAATCCTCATTTTTTCCCGGACCCTCTCCAATAAAAAGAACCTTTGCCCCCTCGGGAAGAACAGAATGAACAACATTCTTTCTAGTTTTACAAAGATCACACTTTTGACAATTATTCGGATGCAACGATGGCAAAAATCCCATTAAATATATTCCCTCTCCACTACGGCAATTAACGCGGCTTTGGCAGCGGAGAGTTTGGTGTGCGGTTCATAGTTGGAATAAGAATTGGCAATTTTGCTCTTACCGAATCTTTTCCCATCCTCTTTCTTCCAATAGTTGAAATGCCAATCATCTAAGTCTATACCGCCCGTTCGTAACCAGTACACTTCATACTCCCACCCTATCAACGCAAGGATTTCGTCTATGTCGTCTTGAGTGAACTCGTCAATAATCGTTAAGTGCGTCAATCCCTCAATCTCAGAATACGTTGCGATTGT